TCACAAGCGCATTAAAGACCTCCTGCCCCACGATGATGAGGTTCGGCTTGCGAAGCGCCTTGGAGAGCACGCTCGATTTACCGTCCTGGATCACCACAAACGGATTGGAGTTCTCATAGTCATCCCACTGGTCGCCGCCCGAAAGCGTTTCTTTAAAAGACCATTTGTTCTTGTCAAAGAAGATCCCGGCGGCCTCTTTCTCCAAACGAATGCGAATGCGCTCCTGAAGACCCATCACGGCATCCTCATACGGAGCAAAGGGCTCATCCGCGTTTTCACGCTCCTCATCAGGCACCGAATCGCGGAGAGTGTGCTCCACGAGGCGGTAGGTATCGCTTCCAACCTCGTAGTCCACCTCGTTCGGAGGCGAACCAGGAGCGCGCCGATCCTCCACCACACGCAGATGATCATTCGAATAGGTTGCAAAAAGATCCGAGTCCTTCCGGACCGGAACCACCGTGCAAGCACGCTCGGCAATGAAGCCCTCGTTGCTGATCCGGCGGCTAAAGTTGGTCAAGTATTGATCAATATGGGTAGCTCCAGCCGTAGGCATTATACTCCACCTCTTTCTTCAAATTTCGATTTCCCTTGAGCGCCGACTCACAACGCTCTCAGGACAAACGGACCGATAAGCATGATCTCAATGATATCCCCGGCGGCGGAAGCCGCTTCCAACGCAATGCCGCGGATCACATCGCCGCCAGCCGTCCTGGCAACCGCCTGGCCGTTGGCATTCGAACCCACAAAAGAACCCCTCGCGATGGCTCCACCAGCAATCACCTTGCAGGTGCCGCCAATAACCACCGTCACGGGCATGCCCTCGTCCGCACGATAGAAGTCCGTCAGAATCCCGATGGGCACATCGTCCTCATCATCCACCAGAGCCACGTCGTAGCTTCCCGATCCAAGCTTCACAAAGTGATAGCGAGCACCGGAAAGATCTTCCCCAGCAGTAAAGGTCTTGTAGACCGGAACGCTCATCTGGCTCACACTGATCACCCTTTCGTTTGCATTTGGAAATAAAAAACACCCCGCATCGGGGTGCCATCAACGATTCAGTTGTTATCCACTGTTACTCCTTCGCCACAGGAATCGAACGGTCGTAAGCCTCCACAAGGTCGGGATGCTCCCTAGCAACCTTGCGAGCGGCCTGATCGTAGGGAATATTCTCCTCTTCGGCGACCTTCTTCACCAGTTCGGCAAACTGCTCCGAAGGATCGCCCGAAAGAGGCTTCCCGTTGCTTCCAAACTCCTTGAAAAGATCGCCCTTGGCAATCCGCTCCTGAGCCGCCTTGAGAATCTCCTCAAGCTCTTGGACAAACTCGGGAGAAATCTTCTCCTGCGCCTCGTAAAGCACCTTGGCGATTTTATCAACCTCGGCGACGCCCGCATAACCCTCGGCACGCTTGCGGATCTCAGCCTTCACTCGGGCCTCGCGCTCCGCCTTGGCGATCTGCTCCGCCTCCTGCGCCTTACGCTCAAGCTCCTCAAGGCGCTTGCGAACCGGCTCGGGCAAGTCAGCCTTGTTGATCTCCTCGGCCTCCTGCCCCTGAGCCTTCTTCGAAAGTTCCTCAACCTGCTTTTGAAGTTCTTCCAGCTTCTTCTCCTGCTCATCAAAAGCCGCTTTAACAGCCGCTTTGACTTCCTCCGACACACCTTCCAAGATAGCGTCAAGAGTCTTCTTCTGCTCACTCATCGTCTCTTCTCCCTCCCCATTCGTTTCGTGAAGCCCCAAGTGCTTCGCAATGATATTCCATGCCGCCCTCAACATCGAGCGGTCATGTCCATTGGCCGTTTCAACCGTCTCCGGCACCGTCTCACCCCCTTCCTCGGCCCGTTTGATCACAAGAAACCGCCTTTTGTTCGCGGGACGATCAACAGCCGCGATGGCTTCCACCTCTAAATCAACAAGCTTCCTAGGCAACGTCATCAACCTCCACTCGGATCGCCGTTCCTTCCAGACTGAGACCAGTGCGCTCCCCTTTCTCGATTTTCTCGAAATACTCGGGGTTCCACACAACCCCAAGAAGCCATGTACCCTTCTTCACGGTCTCCCCGTTGACCTCAAAATCAGTTGGCGCAATATAGCACTCGACAATCGTGCCGAGTTCCTCATCGTTTTCCGAAGGAATGTGCATATCGTTTAGACCGCGCTTTTGCACCGCCTCATAGGCATCGGTGATGTCCAGCCGCACACTCTCGCCACTCTCCGCGGCCTTAACCACTTCCTCCAAAACCCGAAGAGCCGTCTTGGTCAAAGTGTCCCGCCCCTGGAGACGACGCATGAAATTCCAACAAGCCTTCTCAATCTCTTCAGCATCAGCGAAGTCTCCCTGGCTGTCTACCGTGTCCGGCTCATAAACAATGCCAAGAGTGTAATACTTTTTGTCGCTCTTGGCGATGAATCGGCCTTGCTTTTTCACCTTCACCCACTTCCCCGTCCGTTCGTCTTTCTCCCAACCTGCCCGCTGGACCGCGGCCCATGCAGTGGCGGCGGCTCTCCCTTCGTCGCCGTACTGCCTCTCCGCAGAATTAAAAGCCTTGCGCCAAACCGTCTGCGCTTCCTCCGGCAGGGCATCACGAACAGGCTTGGGAAGGTCACGGTTTCTATCGTAGGGCAATAGACATCACCTCCCCATCAAAGGAAAGTGCCAGGAAGATCCGCCCGGCGCACCGACACGCGGACATAACAACGACAAAGGGGATGGATGGGCGGCGCTTCGAAGAAATCCCCACCCACGGAAAACAACCCACGTAGCGGAACCTCCTGACCATGCAGAGGCCCGCAACGAGGACATACCCTTTCGTCGGCCTGCGTGAAGTAGGTCTTCGTAACCAGCTTCCCATCCATTTCCCACAGCAGGCCAGCAACCAAGAACCCTCGGGCAATCGCCGCAACAGTATTGGTCTCGCCGATCATCTGCTGGCGAACATCCAGCAACCGCCGGGCATTCATAACCGCCGCCTCAAGCCCTCCCGGACCATCGGAAAGGACCGGCCTCAATGCGGCACCGGCGAATCGACGAGTAAGACCAAAAGCGCCAGCGGCAATAAGCGCATTCATAGTGCTCCTGTCCGCCACTCCGGCCTCATTCAACGACATGACAGACTCGATAACGGCCATTCTCGTTTCAGCCGCAATCAATTGAGCCTGCCTCGCCGCCTCGGAACCAGCCCACATGGCGATTTCCATATCAGCCATCCGAAGCGGCACAGGTTCATCTTCTTCGATCGCCAACCTCCTCACGGAAGCCCGTGCCGCCTCTCGCAACCTCGGAGCCAACAGCCTTGCCAGGCGTTCCTCAAGAGCAATCCACAAGAACGGATCGGTCCATTCGACCCAATCCACCGCCAACAGGGCATCCTGCACTTCCATAAACCAAAGGAGCACCACGGCGGCAATCTCCGCCAGGTGCTCCTCCAGCAAGTCTGCATACCATGCTGGCTCCGGCCTCAACGCTTGTTTGGTCAAGAACTCGGAAGCCAGACGATTAATCCCGTCCTCCCGCTTCAACAGTTCTTCAAAGGGCAGGTGGACGTGTTTCATTGTCCGGCCTCCCTGCGAGCGCCCTGCCGATCGCATCCCTCTCCCGCGCCTCAAAGAGGGCCTGGTTATCTTCCAACTCGTCGCTTTCAGCCTCGGGAAGCCCCAGGAACTTGCGCATGAACTTGCGGAGCCTGGGATCGGTTCTGAGAGCGTCCACTCCAGCAAGCCGGAAGATAATGTCAGCCAGCGTCTTCGGATCCACATTCACCACCGGACCATGGATAAACCGCGGGAGCTTTTCCCTCGGCAGGTCGCGGCCATTCAACGCAAAAAGGCGCGGCACCGCATAGCGATTCAGCACCTCGGCGATAATATCCAACCAAGTCATCATCGCCTGCCCGAGAAGGCTTCGCTTCACATCCGCCAATGCATAGGACCCAGCATTCTCGTGCCCCATGAGGATGATGTCCGAAAGCACCGACATGGCAATGCGGGCGTCGTAACGCTGGATCACCCTCTCAGTGTCCATCGTTTGCGACCCTTCGGACGAAAGAAGCACAAGTCCCCCCGCCTCCTTCCAAGAACGAGGCAGGACTGCACCCATGGCTTCGTCCTTTCGAATCCTCGAAATCATCTCCTGGGCGAACTTGAGCTTCTCCCTCGCATCGTCGTTGTCCATGAAAATCTCGTCAGGGGCATAGAGAACCGGATATCCAGCTAGATTTCGCTCAATACCGATGGCCTCAATAACCTCGATCCGCTTCTTGTAATACCACGGCTTAAACGCCCCTCTAAGGACGCTTTGGCCCTCGGGGTTATTCTTCACCGTCTGCGTGCGGAACAAGAGGAGTTTTTCAATCGGGATCTCAACTAATCCGGTCCTTCCGTTGGACCAGGAAACATTCTGCCGAATTCCCTTGATGCCGCCCTCATCGTCGAAAATCCATTCCCAAATCGTCTCCTGAGCACGAAACGGGAGCTTCTTCCAACGAATCGTGCCATCGGGAGCTTGCTTGTAGCAAATCTCGGCGACGGAGAAACCATAGGGCAAAAACGTCAAAGCCTCGTCGATGAAGTCCATCCATCCATGAGACATGCCGTGCATGTTCTCAAGAAGAAAATCGGCATCTCGCTTTTCTTGGTCACTGTCCCCCGCCGCTTCTACCCTCCACTCGGCACCGCGGGCAAACTGACTAATCGCAAAAAGAACCGCAGAAACAACCGGGTCCATCTGCATTTCTTTGTACGTTTGGACCCGTTCCTGGAGCGTCCTCAGTTGCGGCAGAAAATCCTCAATGACCTGACCGCCGCTGGCCTTTAACCCCGTCGAGCCCAACTCCCTGAAAACAGGCCCAGGAGGGGCGTCTTGCTTTTTCACTTGCTTCCTCGCCAAGGAATCACCCCTCCTTCATCTTGCAACCACCAACCGTTCTTACGGTGTCGACCATCGATAACACCAGCCAGGAGGCCCCTGTTCGCTCGGAGGCCTTTGTGGACCCCGCGGCCCACCAGATTCATCTCAAAAGAAAAGGCGGCCCGTTCGGCAAAAGGAGGGAAAACCCGAACGAACCGCCTGGATTCTTCATTCTTGATATCATCAATACGAGAGCGTCAGGAGCTGTCACTCCCGACGCTCTCCCTTGACCCCAGAGTGCGAAGGGCGGCCACTCCAGGGCTCCCTGCCGTTGGCACCGGGTTGTGCTAATGCCATCACACCATTAGTATAATGCCAACACGTCAGCCTGGGTCAACGTACACGTATTCACGCCAATTATAACACATACGTTCGACAAATCAAATAGGTCGCCTCACCAACCTGTCGTCCAGTAGCTTCCGCTGACTCCCACAAGAACAGGGGAAACATTCGCACCACCCGCCAAGATGCTGGCCGCGGCCAAGGCCAAGGCATCAGCGCGGTCGGGAGACTTCAATCCCCGCGCCCGCATCTCGTCCTTGCTTTCCACCTTGATCTTGCCGCCACTATCGACGATTTTGTATTTGATCGACGATAGTTGCGCCGCCAAAGTGTCATCCGGCGGGAGTGCAATGGCGTTCGGATTCTCAGGGTCCAGCATCTCTCGGAGGTTCCAGTAAAGCTCCGATCGTAGATTGAAAAACTTCTCCGGTTTCGTCGCCTTCGTTTGAACATTGATGCCGACCACAGGCAAGCCTTCCTGCTTCGCCTGGTCCACAACACCGGCACCGACACCAATTTCGTCCACGCGGATGATCCTCGCGCCGGAAGCATATTGGCGAATGTAGCCAACCGACTCCGACGTAGAGGCGTGCTTCCACGTCTTCAAGGGATGCACAAACCGCCCCGAAATGATGCAACACACACTTTCCGCATCGCCATAGCGAGCAATGTCAACCCCGGCGACTTCACGTCCATCTGGAGCCATCTCATGCCACCGCTCCTGCGCCGCCTTTATCCACGACAGGGGGATGAGCGTATCATCACCTGTCGGCGGGAATTCTCCCAACACCTGCGAATACCAAAGAGGACTGTCTTCGCCCCACTCGACCCTACGCTCTTCTACCCACTGCCGCGAAACAAGGCCGGGGATGACCTCGCGACCTTCCTTCACGTTAGGCGTATCAAAGGCGCTGATGGTGTGCGTCACAAACTTTGGGTCGGAGAAGTAGCTGTGAAAGATCGTCCCTGCCTCAAGCGGGTTCCCGATGTGCAAAACACGAGCGCCTTCCGAAGTCATCAAGGCCGAATGCACGCGCTCATGAATCGCCGCGTCAATCTCAGCCGACTCGTCCATGATGATGAGAATGCGCCCTGACTTCGGGTGAATACCCTGGATAGTACCTGGGTCATCCGTCGAGAACCCAAGCACAAACCACCCAGGACCGAGCCGAATTTCCGTCTGCAAGAACTCGGACCCTAGAGGTATGCGGGCACGCTCCTTCAGCGAATGAATCACCGACCACACGTTCGACCGGACCTGTCGAAAGGTGCGGGCCGTCGTCAACACAACGCTGTCGGGCCAAAGATGGCTGAACGCAAGGGCCAAACAAGCCCCGAGATAGGATTTCCCCGTCGCGTAGGCCGACTTCACCGCTACGTAGCGGTTGTTCCACACGTCGTAGAGGATCTCGCGCTGTTTCTCCCACAACTGCACACCAAAGACATTCTCAAGCCACTTGTCGGGATTGTTCTGATAGTACTTGATGATCGTCTCCCGCTTCGGCGGCCTCCCAATGTTCCTCTTGTTGGGGTCCAAGGGGATCGGCTTATCCAACTTCACCTTCGGCACCTTCTCACCCCCCCTCCAAGGGCGAAGAAAAAGGACCGCATCCAAGCGGCCCTCATCCATCCGCGATGTATTCATCGATCACCGCATTGATCTTGCGACGAAACTCCTTAAAGCCCTCGTCCTCTTCTCCGAGTCCGTATTCAACTTCTTCCCCCGGTCGCAGAGTAGCCTCCTGGGCAAGTTCCAAGATACCAACCAACATAGCAGTCCCTATCGGGAACCCATCTGGAGAAAGTACCGTGCACCGAGTCGTTGCATGCCCATCCAAATCCTCTTCATACTCGATGAGCAGACGGACCTTCGTCATCGCTCATCCTCCTCAAAACGGAACATCATCGGGAGTCATATCTAGAGGTGCCTGCATCCGGGAACCACCGCCACCAAGGAATCTCGCGGCCTTCTCATCCATCCCCTGCGCCTTGCCCGAGTCCTTCTCATCCACCTGCCCCTTCGGGCGATCCAAGAATCGCACCTCGTCCGCCACAACCTCAAAAATCCTGCGCCTCTCCCCTTGGGCCTCATAGTCGCGGACCTGTAGCCGCCCTTCAACGCCAACCAAACGCCCCTTCGTGAGGTTGCTCGCAACCACCTCGCCCAACTTGCGCCAGGCCACAACCGGGATAAAGTCCACCCCGCGTTCTCCACTTCCACTGTACGGCCTTTCCACCGCCACAACAAAGCTCGAAACCGCTACTCCGTCCTGCGTATACCTCAGTCTCGGGTCCGCCGTCAGTCTCCCAATCAAACAAATCCGGTTCACACTTCTTCCTCCCCATACGCATATGGCTTGCAAATCGGCCCGATCAACTTGCCTTCCGCCTTGGCCTTCATGTATTCAGGCTTGAACGGAGCACCATACCAGTACGGCACCTCGATATGGCAACCCTCACACTCATCGCCCAGCGGACGGAACAATTGGAACAACCCCGGATACCGAGGTGTTACCTCAATGTGCCTGCCGCACGGAAGTTCCGCACTGGTGCACGAGAGCGTTCTGACCACCAACTTCTCGCGGGAGCGACGCTTTTTGGACACTCAAACACCTCCATGAAAAAGAAAACCCGCCGCATAAGCGACGAGTCAGGGGAATTTACCCGCCACGTAAAACCCGCCGCCCCGAGCAACACCTTTGCGCCGGGGCGGCGGGCAAAGTTGTCAACGAGGCGGGCGAGGACTTGCACCTCGCAACTGTCAGAGGCCCAGTGTCGCCTCCTAAGCGTCTACTGTTCCGCCACCGCCTCGCCGTCCGGGATACCCCGAACCCAATACCCGCCACCAGAAGCAGCGGGCAAACTTGTCGCGCACGGAGCGGTCACCCCCCTGGATGACGACTCCGTGCATTGGATTCTTGG